GGAATAAACATCAACTGCGATTTCCTCTACATCTTTAAAAGATTTTGATTTTTGAATTCTTTCAACAATTTTCTGTTCATCTTTATTAAAGACGATATCACCATATTGTGGTATTTTGAAGAAAATGTTAAGTCTATCTAAAAAACTAGATTCATTAATATTAATCTTTTTTAATCCAAAGAAGTCACGCTCAATTAGATTATTATATCCATTAAAGAATTGTTTTTTCAGACCCGGATATCGTCTTTTAATCAAAGCTTCAATTCTTGCGTCTTCAATAATATTGACACAATCTTTTGAAGTTTTATCAATTATCTTTTTAAGTCTATCTGGATTAGTTGGTGTGAAAAGAGCATGCCCAACTTCGTGACCTACTAAAAGATCATATAAATGATTAGGCATATCCTTCCAAATGGGAAGAATCAAGCAACGGTTTTTAATATCAAACATAGCAGTTGGAACCTGCTGATGTTGAATATCCAAATCTTCCATTGCTAGAAGTTTTGCTAGTTTTTCTTTAGATTCAATTTTTACCATTTCAAAAGTCCTTATCAATTAATCATTTAATATACTACTATTTTACAGAAATTTACTTGAAATGTCAAGGAAAAAGTGTGTCTGTAAACTATTGATTCTAAAGCATTTTTAATTTATTTTCAAATTAATTCATAAGTCATTGTAAAATAAGGGCTTATACCATTTATTAATATAAACCCTTTATTTACAAAGGTTTAACTATCGTATTTCAATAGATTTTCCACTATCTGGTACTTTTTTATGTAAAATCACTTTCAAAATACCATCAATCATTTCTGCTTCAATATTATCAACATCAACAGCTTGTGGAAAATTAGAAAAAGACCTTTCTGATTTAACACCATAAAATTCTCTATCTTTTTCAGACATTGAACTCTTACACTTAATAGTTAATGTATCAGCTTTAAATGTGATTGAAATATCTTTCTTTGTAAAACCTGGCATTACAGCTTCAAGTGTATAGGTCTTATCATCTTCATTCCAACGATACTTTGTATTTTTTCTTAATTTCAATGCTGATGCTACCTCTGGTAATGGTTCAAAATAATCATTTCTATCATAGTTTATCCATTGTGGAAAAACACTATCAAACGGGTCTTTAAAATGTAACAAACTCATATCTACTCCTTTTTAAAAATTAATGTTATACTATATAATAACATCTAAATTTCAAATGTCAAGGTCTTTGCCAAGGAAATATTACTTTTCCTGTACAAGTAGGTCTTAAAGAATCTGTTGTACATGGATTACCAACTTCTATTGGCCACCATTTAAACGGATCAACTACAAAAAATATACCAAATGAAATAATAACAACAAATATAATATATTTTGTTTTACTTATCTTTCTCTGTATCATCTTTTTTTATTTTTTTATTACCATAACCATCTTTATACCAGCCTCCACCTTTTAATTGAAATGTGCTGATATCCATTATTCGTTCACACCTTTCATTACACTCTGAGCATACTATCTTTATATCTCTTTGTTTTACACTTCTCATATTTTCATATATAACATCACAGTTATCACAATAGTAACTATACAATGGCATTAACGGTTCTCCAAGAAATTTGGTTGTTTGACTTCCATATAACATCCGGAATAGGCTTTATTTTCATTTTTAAAATTAAATATTAATGATTCTCTCAAACAATCATTCAATGTTCCATTATAGATTATTTTTTCACTAGATAAATCAGATAATGTTAATATCCACATCATAACTATAATTTTCATAATTAAGTTTTCTTGTTAAAGAATCTCCTAATAATATACACACGAACAATAGATACTATAGTCATAATGCTTACTATCTGAAAATTCTGAGCAAATGTTATTTCTACACCTAACAATGGAAATATATAATATGTAGCTAAAAGTGCCACAATAAAACCACTACCAACATTAGAACATGATTCAATAAAACTATTTAATTTTGTTTGTTTCATTCAAAAGTCATTTGTGAAAAGTTATTAATTTTCTCTACAACAATCTTGGCAGGGAACTTGTCATCCAGTACATCTAATTTATGAGATATGATAAACAGATTAGTATTCTTCAAAAAATTAAACAATTTCATCAAATCATCCACACCAGCTTGATCAAGAGAAGCATCAAATATTTCATCAAGGATTAATAGATTCACATTAACACTATTACGCATAGCTGCAATATCTCTCCAAGTTAAGAGCAAACTAATATCTATCCTCTTTTTCTCACCTTCTGAAAATGAATAGTAAGAAAAATCATCTCTGTGTCTACTCTTAATAGTTTCATTGAAATTTTCATCCAATTGAAAATTCACAAAGAAATCCATATCCTTTAAATACTTATTAACATGGTCATTGATAACAGGTAAATACTTTCTAATAACTCTAGTCTTAATCCCCTTATCATTTAATATAGTACTCAATATATCATAATATTTTCTTTGTTCTACATACTGTAATCGCTCATCTTTATATTCTTGTAATTCACTTTCAAATAATTTTGTTTTATTTTTATCAATATCTTTCTGTGACTCTTGTAGCTCTTCATGTAATTTTGTGATAAAACTATTATGTGCTTGTATATCACTATTCTTTAAACGAATTACATTCTCTTCTTTCTGAATAGAATCATTACAAGTTTGTATTTCACTTATTCGTTCATCAATTTTTTCAACTTCATCATTAAGCTTATCCAAACCAACATTCATTTCATCTATATTATTTATTATCTGTTTTAATTTATTTTCTTTAAATGTTTCATCAATGTCTTGTTCGCAAGTTGGACAGTTTTCATTATCCTCAAAAAACACATTTTCTTTATTTAACTTTTTTAAATTCTTATTGATTTGTAATTTATAATTATCTAATTCTTTATTCTTTTTAAAGATAGATGACTTATCGGCTATAGAATCCATCATTGATAATACCATATCTTTATGGCTTTCTATTTCATCATTAAGTTTAGTAATCTTTTTTTCTGTTTCTTTAATCTTATCTAAATCAGATTTTCTTTTCTTATCAGAATGACTTTTTAATTCTTCAATATATTTTTCTTCAAGGATTATTTTCTCTTGTAACAACTTAATTTTAAATTCAAGATCAGATAATTCTTCTTTAAGTGTATTTGACCTATCCTTAACAAGATTCTTCATAATAGAAAATATACCAATGTCCAGAATATCTTCAATAATAACTCTACGGTCATTAGCAGTCAATTGCATAAATGGAACAAACGATGCTGAACCCAATACAACAATCTGTGTAAATGATTTAAAATTTAATTTAAGAACTTTCTCTTCTAAATATTTTTGATAATCAGTTGATTTAGCATCTTGGTTTATTACTTTACCATTATGATAAATTTCAAAGATAGCTGGTTTCATACCTCTTCTAATTTTCCATTCTGTACTACCAACAGAAAATTCTATTTCTACCATTAAATCTTTTTCATTAACAGTATTCATCAATTGACCTTTATTAATCTTCTTGAATGGTTTACCAAACAAAGAAAATGTAAGAGCATCAATTAATGTAGATTTACCAGCTCCATTCTTACCAACAACCAACATCATAGGTTCTTTATCTAACTTTACTTCTACAAACCTATTACCGGTTGCTAAGAAATTCTTAAATCTTACCGTCTTTAACTTAATCATCTATATTCAATGCCTCATCATATATAGCCTGTAATAATCTTTTAACTTTATTTCGTTCATCTTTCTTAACATTATCTTCTGGCATACTATCCACATATTCATTAAGAAAGGTTGATGTATTACCTACCTCTAAATCTTCTTCCTCGTCCTCATTATATCTCATAGAATATTCAGATAAATCTTCAAGTATAGTTAAATCTGTTAATTCTGATTTATATAATCTTTCAACAAAATCTTCAAAATTAGATAAATTTTCTTTTTCTTCTACAATCAATTTAACAATTTTATTTTTATATTGATTTGTGTCTATTTTTCTATAATCAATATTACCACTGTCATCATAATAGATTTTCTCAAAGAGCCGATACTCGTTCCGAATAAACTCTAGTTCTCTTGTTTCAGTATCAAATACATGAAACCCTCTAGGGTCATCATAGTCATTCCATGTTATTTCATATGGAGCTCCCAAGTAATGTATATTATCTTTACTTGACTTATGATGATAGTGACCAGAGCATACTACTTCATATCTATTAAATAAACTTTTAGGAAGTCCAGAATCTGCTACATATCCTTTATACATAGCAAAACCATCTACTTCTAAATGTCCAAAGGCAATTTGTGATTTTGAATTCTTAATGAAATTCATAGTTTCATCATAATTTTCTGAATTGATCCACGGGATTAAATCAATATCAACGCCTTTAATATATTTAATTGTTTTAGGGGATGAATATGTTTGTATATTTTCATAATGACCATAAAGTAAATCAGAGCTATTCACATTGTTAGTATTTCTGTAATATGTTGAATGATTGCCTACAATGGAACATAATGTAATACTTCTATTTAATAAAACATCAAAATAAAACTTTTTGACTTGTTGTAATGTATTAAAATTTACATACTTTCTTCTATCAAAGGTATCACCTAAATCAATTACCATACTAATATTATTTTCTTCTAAATATGGAAAAAATTGATTCGTATAAAATCTTTCAATATAATCTAAGAAATATTGACTATCTTGTTTGCCACCTAAATGTTGATCAGTTATCAGTGCTATCTTCATGTATATATTCCTTCACCCATGTAAATTTACATCTAGTACATTCAAAACTCTGTACTGTTACATCTTCTTTTTTTTCTATTGTAAAACCACAATTTTTATGTCTGTGGTCTGGTTCAAATTGTCTACACCGTTGACATTCTTCAAAAAACAAAACAGAATAATCAATCATTAGCAACATTAGGAACATACCATCTTTTCTGCTTTCCATCGAAAAGATTATCATTATTCTTTACATAACCAATTCTCATTAAATCAAGCTTCTCAGGTGATATAACAACAAAACCAATACCCATATTGAAATTCAAAAACATATCTCTATCATCCATACCAGATTTCTGTTGAAGTTGTTCAAATGCCGTATCTTCATATGAAGGAAAATTATCTAAAATATATTCCTTATTTACATCCTTACCTCTCAATATATTATCAAAACCACCACCAGTTATATGAATAAGTTTTGATATATTTTTCCCTTTTAATTTTTTAACTTCTTCATAATAACATTTTGTAATTCGTAGAGCAAATCCATGTAATTGAAATTCATCATTAAGATATTTACTTATAATTGTATAACCATTACAATGAAAACCATTGCTCGGTATACCATAAATAAAATCACCATCATTAACTTTTGACCCATCTAATTCCTCATCATCGTCTTCAAATACACCAATACAATTAGCTGACAAATGTAACGCATTCAATTCTTCTGCCAGTACTTCAGTTTCACCAGCTACAACTTCAATATTACATTCATCACATATAGTTTTTAAACCATTAATAATATCTGGTAAAAAATATTCATGTTGTTTTGAAAATGTAATATGGTCAGTAAGATATTTTGGAGTTGCTCCAGTACAAAGAACATCATTAATATTCATAACAGCACAATCATGTCCCATAACAAAACCAGCAAATTTATGAACACCATTATGTTTAGATAAATGATAAATTTTTGAACCAACTCCATCTACACTTAATACTAATGTTTTATCACCTACTTGTATTTTTGAAGCAAAATAATTATCACTTATACCAAATTCTTTAATAACCATTTTTGTTGATTCATCAAAGCTATCTTCCACTAAACAACTCCTTTATAATATTAATAATAACAAATTTTAGATTTTTAAGCTCTTTCAGTCTTCTTAGTGTATATGGAAGCCATTCTTCCCCAAATGGTATATACAGTGTAACATTATATCCCTCTTTTAACAAGGAAGAACTTATATCCCTTCTAATCCCGTATAATAACTCGAATTGGAAGTCAGCAGGCATTTGTGTCTTAATTGAATCAATAATAGTCTTATCATGTGTCCCTATAGCATGTTTACCATTACTAGACAATAATACTTGTGCTAATCTTAAATATGTATCAACTTTAAATTGATTATGTTGATGTGCTTTTATTATATCTTCTTTATAAGCACCCTTAACCAATCTAATTGAAACACCCTGATACATTAATTCTGGTAAATCATTAGTAGTTCTGTAAAGATTACTCTGAAGAGCTATACCAATATTTGGATTCTTTTTCCATACTCTCAAACACATATCAATTGTATCTTGTGTTACAGAGGAATCTTCCATATCTAATCTAATAGTTATTCCATGTTGTCTAGCCTGATATGTAATATTTGATAGTAATTTAAAACATATTTCTTTATCTAGTTTTAATCCTAATTGGGTTGGTTTGATGGATATATCAATGGGAGTGTTTTTATAATATTCTATTATATCTAAATATTGTTTTTCTGCTTTTTCACAATCATCAAGAGTTGTACTCAATTCACCAAGATAATCAATTGTCACACCATAACCTTGTTCCATTAAATCAGCAATAACTGGTTTAGCAGAATTAAAATCATGTCCTGCAATAAATCTTTTAGCTAATGGATATAAAACTTTCATCTCATAAAGTATTCAAGTCTTGACTTTTTTTTTGGTTTCTTTGGTTGAGGGTTCTCAGCATACTTTTCATGTGCCTTTAAATAGTCTACAAACTTCTTAGTATTTTTCTGATTATCTTCGACTTCAATATTAATTTGATCTAATATACCAGAACGCTCTACATAAAGATACTTGATATGCATTTGTTTTTTCTCTTTAGTAATTCGTCTAACATACGCATGATGTATAATTTGTGTAAAGTAACTAAATGGATTCTTGGATTTTTCTGGATTAAAATTATGTGCGTATAACAAACAATTCTCAATTCCATCAGAAACCATATCATCTCTAAATGTATAATTTATAAAATTAGGCCTCCATGCTAAATTTTCAGATATCTTTAAAAAACACTCACCCATGGTGGGTCAGGGTCTTCAACTTCACGAGCATCAATAACTCTTTGTTTCCATTTTTTAATTTCTATAAAAAATTTATCGTTGTCAACATAATGCTTTCTTTTATCTGTCATTTCCCTGTACTCCCAAAACCACCATCACTTCGTTCTGTATTAGTTAATTCTGTTATTTCTTCAATATCTGCTGTAACTACTGCAGCCATAACCAACTGAGCTATTCTATCACCCTTTTTAACAGTATATGAACGGTAATCGTGATTCCGTAATATAACTCCCACTTCCCCTCTATAACCAGAATCTATCGTGCCGGGACTATTGAGAACCGTAATGCCCCACTTCAATGCCAGACCAGACCGTGACCTAACTTGCACTTCGTATCCTTCTGGTATCTCTAAGTATATTCCAGTTGATATTAGTTTCCAATTAAAAGGAGAAATTCTCATATCTTCATTACTGTAAATATCCATTCCAGCGTCACCTGGGTTCTTATAACACGGCATTGGATTATCACTTATATTTTTAATTTTTAATTTCATTATCATCCCTTAAAATAAAATTGTGTTAAAACTTCTGGTCTTTTAGTGGGAAAAGAATTAATGCTACCACATTCATCACACATATAATCTAAGTAATATTGTTCACCACCAAACCCTTCTGAATATTCAGTCTGTAATGTTTTCTTGTCGCAATTTTCGCAACAATATTTCTTCTGCTTCCTCGTTTTCATCTTCTTTCTCCTGTTCAAGAATTTCTTTATTCTTGTTTTTGAAAGCAATTATTTTCTTCTTTTCAAATCTATCCTTATTTTTCTTACGACTTTTACTCATTTTAAAATCCTTATAGTGGTATTAAATTATAATCATAGTCAAACTTTTCTTTTAAATAAATGCTCAACCGTTCCTTCCAATGCTTGAGTCCGTAGTTCTCACGACTCTTCCAATGTAAATCATCAATAATATCATATAATACAGCTTTGTTATTTTTATCATCCAATCTTAAAACTCTACCAATAGATTGAAGATTTCTAACTTTTGCTTTGTATGGATGCGCAAAGATTAGATATTGTAGATTCTTTATATTTACACCCGTAGATAAAACTCCTGATGAAGCAACAATTATAGCATTCTTTTCTCCTTCCGTTGCTTTTCTAATTTCTTCTCTTTGTTCAACATCTGTTTCACCTGCTATAAAAAAGATTTGTCTATCAGGTTGTTTATCATTCAACATTTTCAATAATACTTTTCCGTGCTTCTCTACATAATTAAAAAGTATTAATGTATTGCCTTTTTGTTCCAAAGCTAAATTACAGATAAAATTATTCCTCTTTCTATGTGAAACAATAAAATCTATTTCTTCTTTATATGTAGCCTTCTTCATTTCTTTTCGGTCTTCTTCTGAATACTCTAATTGTAAACATTGTATATTTAATTTGGAAATATGTTTATCATCCATCAGTTGTTTTGATGTAACTGCTGTATATGTTTTTCCGAATAATCCTTCCAACATCAATTTATTACACTTGCTATCTTTAAGAGTTCCAGTAGTTCCAAATCGGTATCTACAAGATGTTGCTTTCTCTAAAATACCTTTCAATGAATTGGCTGTTGCTAAGTGAGCTTCATCACCAACTATTAATGAAAACTGTTCAAAATATTCTTTGGGTTGTTTGTAAAGTGATTGCCAAGTACTAATATATATATGTTGTTCTGCTTTCTTCTCTTTACCAGAATAGATTTTATGGCATTGTTCATCCACGTTCCAATCATTAACATGGGATGAATAGTCACCAAAATCACCATACATTTGAGAAACTAGATTTGTAGTAGGAACAACTACCAACATCTTATCATCATCAAGGAACCGTTGATACCATCTTATTAATGAATATATAACTAAACTTTTACCAGATGATGTTGGTGATAGTAATAAAGTTCTATCACTTTTAACACATTCCATAAAAGAAGCTATCTGATAATCTCTAGGTGTAATCTTCTTATTCTTACAGTGTAGATTAAGTGAATCAAAAAACTCTTTGATCTTTTCTATATCACCTTCTTTGAGATGTCTAACATCTACAATGTCTGTTTTGATTTGATAAGAATGTTTTTCAGCCCACTCTTTAAGGTATGGAAGTAATCCAAGATATAACTGTCCAGTTTGTATATTAAACAACCGAATCTTGCCATCCCACATTTTGGCT